GAGGTCTAAATCTTTATAGACAAAGGCTTGATACTCTTGGGATGGCTCAGAAGTAATGGACTCATAAACTTCGGGGTAAAATCTTTGATTAAATCTTTGGAGTACTCTGGAGAGGATAGACATACTTATTTACTTTCTTTTAGTTGAATGTTGATATTAAGGGCATATCTAAACGGGGTTATATTTGGAGTGCTTCCAGCATGGAGGGTTCCTCCATCAAACATAACACAGGTACCCATAGTGGGTGGGATGGATGAGATAACTTCTAAGTCTTTGTTATAGAAATAGGTAGGGCCATCTGAGTCGTTGATATAGTATAAAAAGACCACATGTGGCAATTCCTTCCCATCATCATATTTTAAATCAATATGTGGCACCTGAGATGTGTATGCGTGAAATCTGGGGTCGGGCATCGTGACATTCACCTTTGCCCTTAAAAGGTCATAGTCTCCGACCACGGAATAGATGGACTCCAAGAAGGGGGTGAGTATCGGGTAATGGGGGGACTTTTGTTCTTCCTCCCCATCTTTCATAAAGAGGTGATGGGTGAGTTGCTTTGGATTAGCGTATATAGTCGAATTAAAGGAGTCACTAACGCAGTCACCAAGTGAGTCACTTTGATAGTATCTTTTTTGGGCCACTCCTGCTGATTCGTTATGGACATCCTGAAAGCGATAAGGGAATGCGTTGCTGGATACGAAATCAAATAGAAGCCCCTGCTGCTTGGGGGTTATAAAATCCTTAAATACTTCTATCATTAGTATTTTTGATTTCGCTCAAGCCGGAGCATTTCTACTTCCTGATAGGCAATTGTATTAAGAGCGGCTTCTAATTTTTTCTTAAGTTCGCTGTTTTCATCCTCAAGTTTCCTTGAGTGATCAATCCACCACTTAATCGTAACTTTGTCCATTTTGTATAACTTTCTTATATTTTTCCATTATGTCTTTAACCTTAAACCATGTCTGAATATCATTAGGATTTTCAGCAAGGACTTCAAATAGCCATAGCATATCTTCAGTCATGCCTTTATAAAAAGATAACTCTAGATTTTTTCTAAACCTTTCACTATCTTTTTTAAACTGATCTTTGTTAAGACCAATTTCATTCTTGTTAGTTTCAATATATTTTTTATAATAGTTGTTTTCATTTGTCATAGCTCCCAGAGTAGGGCTTGAACCTACGACAAGCGGATTAACAGTCCGCTGCTCTGCCAACTGAGCTATCTGGGAAAATTTTGTTTTTCTATGCAAATAGAGGGTTACAGCAAGGTTGATAACACCTATTAACCATCCAATTGCATATAGTAGCACTTTGTTAAAACCTTCTCCATAGCGAAACAGGTTGAAGACCCAAAGATTTATTAGATTTTTCTTTATATGTTAGCACGACATCGGAAGCAATACATATTCTTTTTCGCTTTAAATCTTCAATTGTTCTCACTGCGGGTTCTATATTATCTAAACTTTTATTTTCCCCAAATGTCTGATGAAAAAGATTAGAAGGGAATACCAAAACACTACCGGCTTTGGGTTTTATTGAGTAATAATATGCATTAAATTCATTAATTCCCATTGCATTATTTTTTGCTGCCCCTGGGAATGGTTCTTTTGACTCATTATTTGATTCAAATTGAATAAACTGTTCTGCATCCAAAGGTGTTTGTGCATAATAAACAACTGATATATGAGCATCTCCATGAAAATGCCTTGGAGTAGATGCCTTTTCCAATGAATTAAACCAAGATTTAACAAAATTAATATCAAAATTTTCATTATCTATTTTTAAAATATTTAGATACTCTAAAACACATTCATTAAGGAACGAATAAATATCCCTAAAAGATTCATCAGTTTGAATATTTAAATTTCCAGTGCCCTCATTGGAATAACCTTCTGTATAGTGTTTTTCCCAATTGTCATATATAATATTTAAAAATTTTTCATTCACAGGGCACTCAGTTTCTGTTAAAAGAGTTGGAAATAAGTGATGAATATTTACATTAATCATGTCTAGCAATCAAAGGATAGAAGGTTTCAATATGATTCGGAAGATTGTTTTTTACAAAAATACATCCATCATCTGCAAGAACTTCTGGCATGCCTGCTTCTACTGCATCAAGGGTTCTCTCTACCACTTGAAAAGTAGAAACTTTATCTGCCTTAACATTAGCTGCCATATCTGTATCAATAAAGCCAGCGTGTACTGCAACAACAAGAGTGTTTTGCTCTGCAAGCTCTAAACGAAGTCCGTTGGTTAAGGACCAAGCTGCAGACTTAGACATTGCATATGTTGCTATCTCCTTAACACTAAGCCACGCTGCTACTGAAAGAACATTAACAATCGCCCCTCCTCCATTTTTTGCCAACACTGGTGCAAAGCCTCTTGACATATTAAACGGACCCCATACATTGGTTTCAAATTCAGCTCTTGCTTGTTCTAAAGAATCTTCAGACAAAATAGAATTACCCCGAACGATACCAGCATTGTTGATCAACATAGTGACATCACCACACGCCTTCACAGCAGTAGCAATATCGCTTAGACTTGTTACATCAAGAGAGATTGGCACAGCTCCAGTATTTTTTACTGATTCAATATTACGAGCACCGGCATAAACCTTTGATGCCCCTCTATCTAGTAATTGACGAACATACTCAGCACCAAGACCACGATTTGCACCGGTCACTAATACTACAGAACCTTCAATTTTCATTATTTTTTCTTTCTTTCTAATTTCCCTACATGCCCAAAATTTGGGCTAATCTGTATCTTTCCTTAATTGAATCATACACCTTGCTTGATGGCTCTGCATCAATTTTACCAACCACAGGATTTGCACCAAACAAAATTTTACCAATATCAAAATAGGCAAGTTCTTCTTTGAGGAGTTTATTCTCTTTCTTCAGCTCTTCGTGTTGATACAATAGTATTTTGTATTCTGCATTATCTATTATTGATAGTCTCACTTTACCCAACTTCTATTACAAGAGATTTAAGACCCCAGATAGCATCTGTTGTTTCCTTGTACTCAATGCTTTCAACACGGAAAGAAGGAATCCTCTTGGCAAGAATAGAAAAAACTTCTTGGATTTCAAGACGAGCTAAAGCTGTACCCAGGCAATGATGTATTCCTAGACCAAAAGTAAGTGGTTTCTTATCAGTCTCATTTATATTAGAGATATTTAGAGCAGGAACAACAAATGTACCCTTTGGGAAAAGTATGTCTTTATAGACAATATCCTCTGAAGCAAACCGACCTACATTTCGAATAGTTCCATCAAAAGCCATAGCTTCCTCTAGAAGTCTGTTCATGGCTTCTTCACTACTAATTGCTTCTTCCCATTTATCTGGATTGTTCGCAAAATAAGATAAGCACAGACCCAGCTGGCATCTGGTCGTATCAATTCCGCTTGACATAATAACTTGAATTAGCATAACTACCTCTTCGTTGGTCAATATGTCTCCTGACTCTTCCGCTTGAACCAATTTGGTTATAAGATCATTTTGAGGGTTTCTTCTTCTTTCTTCAATTAAATTCAAAACATAGTCATCAATTATTCGCTGTTCTTTTCTAATTCTCTGAATTTCTTCACGGTCATTTAGACCAAAAGTTCTGAAAGCCTTTTCTACCCATACATTAAAGATTTCAATATCTTTCGCCGGAAGCCCTGTTAATTGGCATAAGACATAAACCGGAAGGTTGTGGAATAAATCTTTTTGTATATCAAATTTTTTGTTTACAAGGATGTCGTCAATCATTTTGTTTGTAATCCAGTTAATAAAAGGTTTTAAGTAAGCAACATTCTTGGTAGTAAAAGATGGAGCGACTAAACTTCTTAGTCTTGCGTGGTCATCTCCTTCTAAATTTATTAAGATATTAGTTCTTCTTTTTTTGTAATACTCGTCTTTTTCAGGTTCGTCAGTTTTATTAACCGCAGCATAAAATATTAAAGCGTTATGCCATCTTTGATCTAGTAAAATTTTGCGTATATCCTCTTGATGGTATAAAACATAGCCAAACCCAAAAGATGCAATCCAAGACTCTTTACCAATTTTTAAATTTTCTTCAACTTGTTGATATTTTGTTAAGTCCGATGCCAATATATTTGTTTTAGTTGTTGGCATATCAATCTCTGATATTAATTTTGTCATATTTTCCTTTTCTAAGTTCAAAAACCCCGGCTATTTACTTACGTAGGGATAGTTCCGGGGCTTTCATTGTACTATAACGGTCCCAAGGTAGCCTGCACTTGCGCAACAGACACAAAGGGTGTCATATATATTATACATCATCGGTTATTCCGATAAAAGCCAGTGCCCTTTAACTGCATAAGGGGCGCTGTATAAACCTGCTTTAAAGCATCTCCACAAATTGGACAGCAAATTATTTTTTGCTCTTCTTTAATACTTCTTATCTCTGTAACTACATGGTCTGGATGACCTGAAATGCACTTGTATTCATAAACTGCCATTACTGCTCCTGTACAAAAGTTTGGAATGGTGCTCCAGTGTAAGGATCAAACTTTGATGCAATAGATAATGCCTTATTAATTGCAGACCTTGCTTTTGCAGATGTCATTTCTTTTCCATTTGTCAAAGAGTATAAAGCACCTAAAGCGTAAGATGAACCTGTACCGATTGCATATATTCCGGTCTTATCAGAAGTCCAAGAATAATCACCATCAATAATATATATAGTACCATTTACAACAACAAGAATCTGTGAAGAATGCTCGGCAATATGATTTTTGTCATCATTATCAGGCATTGCATACCCTGTATTTTCAAAACAGTTTCTTAGTGCCGGAATAAATTTCTGAGTAATAAAATGATCTAACTTTACTCCACCCTCTGTAAAAGGGGGGACTGGAGGTACAAAAACATGATGAAGGATATTAATAGCTCTGACATCACCGGCAGCCCCAAGAAGATAGCGACCATTCTGCGCTACCTTTGATGTACCAGTTCCAAGTGTTGTAATTTGATAAGCCATTCCACCTTCATCAAAAGATGAAACCCTTGAATCTGTGCATATGATTGAGTAGCCATTTCCTTGTATACCTACAATTGTTGTCATTTTTTCCAATTCCTAATAAAAAAAATAAATGCCATTCCTGATGCAATAACAAATCCAAATGCAAAATCAATCATTTTTATCCAACTTCATTGGTAATAGAAACCAATTATTAATCCACAATAAAGCAACTGTTGAGTATCCTACAACATCAAGTAAAGTATCATAGATAGTCTCATCTGAGACAGAGTTAAATCCTTTACGCTTAGTTGATAATAAATTATCAAGTCTAGCAATCTTGTCATGAAGTCTTACAATCAGTCCCCACATGCCGAATTTTGCAATGTTTTCAGGGCCATAATCATGCTGTTTCTTGATAACAGTTGCAGTGACTAAGCTCTTGCTCATCATTGTATTAACAAACTGCGAATACGCTGGATCTTCTATAAGACGACTAAAAAGAGATATTGCAGAATGAGATGCTAGTAAAAACCATGCTTGATGAATCTGAATAGAGTCTTCAAGATCGCTTTGAGTTGCAGAAAATCTCATTTCAGCTGGATCAATGGCATTCATTCCACTATGAATATAGTAATCAATTAAAGACTTAAGAAACTCAGTATATTGAGAATGACCAGAATTGTTTAACAGTGCTGCAGGTATTAAGTGTGGATTATCTTTTACATAAAAATCAACATCATTCACAACATCTAGCATATGTTTATTTCCACACTGATCAGAAAAATTAAAGATAGTATCTACACAATTCTTAGCTGCGGTATCCCAATCTTGATAATTTTCATTTGAAACATCAAGACATTCTTGAAATAAAGTTTTCATTTTGAAATACTCCTTTCAAGATTTGGATCAACAATCTCAAATTCTCCTCTTTTAATTTTTTTAAAAAACCCTCTGTTTGCGTTGTAGAAGTTATAGAAAGTAGGGAGTGAAATTCCTAATTCTTCAACAATGGACTTTGGGGTAACAGTTTTGCCAACATTGGACTTGACATAGCCAATTAAATCTTTACCTTTACGACCACGCCGGACTGTCGAAGATATTGCTCTAGAATCAAAAGAAAAGAAGTTATACCATTTCAAAGCTGTTTCGCTGTCTAGTGAATAGTATGTAATAATCTGTGAAAGATTTTTATCATCTCTAATTCCTGTAATTATTGAATAAGCGACTCTCAGTTCTTCACCGGATGTACCCGATGGAATCATTCCTGTAAGGACTTTTTCCTGTTGTGCGTCAAGCATAATGCTTCCTTTCTATGGTTTTCAATCATCATAGCAGGTCATTTTCTATTTTGTGGTCTGTTTTTGGAAATAAGTAAAGCGCCCTTGCACATAATGATAATCTTTCGAAATATCACTACCCAAAGGCGCTCTACAAATCTGTTTTTACTTTTTTAAATGCCAGTCAATATGACCGTCTAATTTATCTCCAACACTTCGGACATCATCTTTGAGGTCTTGTAGGGAGCTATAGACCATATTGTGATCTGATTTATTCTCTTTACGTGTTTTCTGTATAAGAGTTACTAGTACAGAAAAAATTCCTGCAACCAGCGCTACAATAATGCTGGTATCCATATTACTTCATCAAAAAATTAGCAATTGCATCAATATCAGCATCAAGATTACCAATTTGATTTGCGTGGTCTTTAAGAACTGCAATCAACTCTGATTTCTTAACATTTTCTGGGTCAAGGGCAACTTCTTTAGTTGGAGCAGTCTTTCCTGCACCCGATGTCGGGGTAGGTGCTGAACCAGCCATTGGAATTGAAGTTACCTTCTTTTCTGGGTCAAGAGGAACTTCGTTCATCATCGCCTTGAGAAGATCCGACTGCGAGTTGTGCCAAGCAGCTGCTTTGATATGATCTTGCATTGCCTCTGCCGAAGCTTTTGCCATGTTCTCATGCCAATTCTTCATTGCAGTGTTATCTTCAATCATTTTTTCCATATTTGTATATTTCATATTATTTCTCCTTATTATTTAATAAATCTCTAATCATAGAGATGAGGTTAGACATTGAATCTTCTTCCATGTCATCCTCTTCTTCGTATTCATCATCCATTTCTGGCATTACGACTCCATCCGGAATTACAGCAAATCTGCATTTTCCTTCTTCTTCTACACGCTGAGCAATGATTTTGCAAACACCCTCGCCTTCATATAGAACACAATTTCCACACTTAACACCAATACTTTTAACTTCGTTTTCTTCTGGGCTGTCATATGCAGCATAAATACCAGTTTCATCTTCGTTAAATTTTCCGTAGTTGGCTGCGATTGTTGTTAACGCATCCGCAAGTGCGGCTTCTTCTTCTACAAGGTCTTCTGCAACCTTGCTTACATTTTCTTTTGTCACTCTGTAACCTCCTCCTCTTTTTTTGTATTCCCGAACAAGCCATGCGTTTGCATATGCTGACGGATATACATCAAACTTCGCTTTTGCCTCTGCCTTAACTCTTGCATAGAGAGCCGGGTCTGTTGGCACATTTGCTTTTTCAATCTTCCCTATGTCTGTAGACACATTAATTGGCTTTTTGCCATCCCTGTTTTGAGTAGACTCAGCAGTTCTTTTCCTTCTAACAGCTGAAGCTATTTGCTCAGGTGTCATTCTTGCAGCTCTTGATGCTGGGACACATTTTGGATATTTACCAGTATTTGCATCATCACGACCACATGGTTCAAAACCACCACCGGCTTTTGGTCTTGAAATATCAACCCATTTTTCTTTAAACCATTCTTTTAATGATTTTAGAGTTTCCTCTAACTTTTCTTCGTCAAAAGACTTTTCTGCGTCATATTCTCCAGTAGCAATCCCCTGAATTGTTGCTTTACGCTTCGCTTCACCCATTGATTTTTCATTTCCGGGCGTGTATAGGTAGCATTTTCCACTGTCTCCCCATTTAAATCCAGGTTTTTTATTTTCTGAGCAAGGATTTACAGGCATAGCAAGACAATTATATCATTATTTCTACTGATACACAGAATAAAGATCGTCTCTAGACCATCTCTGAACCGGAATCTTTACATCCCTAAAGTATTCAAAAGCATCTTCAGAAGAATAATAGATTCTTGCATAAGCCTGCATAGCTTCTTCATCATAAACCGGGCATACAGGATTTGGGTCTAAATAGACAGCTTTAAACTGATATTGATCTCCCTGCCAGTGGATTGCATTCACCACTACTAGTTGCTTATTGCAATATGGACATATCTTAACTGGGTACGGAAAATCAGGAATCACTCTCCCCATCAACATCTTCATCCTCCTCTTGGTTAAAAACCTTTGTTTGCAATATAAAATTAATGATACCATCAATCTTTTTTTGAGCAATTTCTATACCATCCATTAAACAGTGTACTTCATCAAGTGTGATTGTGTAGTCATCATCAGGTGATGTAATAACAAATGCGGGGACTAAATCTCCTTCAAATGGAATTGCTTTAATTGTTATAGACAAGGTTTCAATGTCATTAAAATCTCCATAGTCTGAGTATGCAGATATCTTCATCTATTTTTTAGGCTTGAAACAGAAGAGGCAATTGGAAAAATAACAGCCATTTGTAAAAATATATTAACAAATATTGGACCAGAATACCCAATATCCTTGTCAAGAATAATTTGAACACCAGTTTTTAGAAATAATGATGAAACAAAAGTCCATCCAATATAAAACAATAACTGTTTCATCAAATCGCAACCCTATCTGCACCAATAAAGGCACTATGAGTTACAGGCATAATTTGTGCAAAATACGCTTCAATGATTGTTGCATATTCTTGAATCTCGTATTGAGCATTTGATTCATTCCTCAATGAAATAAAATTAATCAAACTTCGAGCATTAACTGTCCAAATAAACTCTGTATATTGAGAAACAGGAAGTACACATCTAGCAATTTCTTTTGCTACTCCTAAATCCAATAAGTCTCTGTACACAAGATCTGCATAGCCAATAACCTCTTGCATTCTCCTAGTTACCAATGATTTAAGTTCTAAATCATCAATCTCTTCAAAAGAATAGGCTCCGGGCTTACCAACTTGCTTACGAATGTTATTGGATGCTGGAATATAGTAATCAATAACTGGTGGAACATGATATCTCATGCTCATCTCATTGAATGATGACCACCTATGCCTCATCCATTCTCTTGTTACAAAAATTGGGGCTTTAACTCTAAATTTAAAAATTACATGCTCAAAAGGTGTTGCATGCTTATTTTTCATAAGGTAATTGATAAGCCCAACAGAGGCTTCATCAATCTCTTTTACTTGCGCAGCGAATGAAACCTTTGCTGCATTAACCACTGACAAATCATTGCCCATTACATCAAGAAGTTCAATTTCTCCGTGATCTAGAACATCAAATACTGTATTCTTATAATCCATATTGACAGCGTAGCAGAGACTCCAAGAAAAATCTTTGAAAAAAATGCATTTTCTTCCGACATTCTCTTAAAAAAAAGTGTACGCTGAAGCGTAACAGCGCTTCCCCATACTAGTATGCTTAGTATGCTTAGTATGCTATATATGCTTAATATATATTGAGTATATAGATTACTTAGATTGCTTAGATTACTAGGAGTGATATGATTGATAGTATGGAAATAATTGCGGTTGTTGAGTCTGACGACTATGGCCCTGCTATTATTGTTGACCCTGAGCATATAACAATTTTCCATTTTGATGACTTTTATTTGGGAGCTACGAGATGCATGTTTAGCGATCGCCCAATAACTTGTGAAATTTCTGAAGAAACAGCCCTCGCTTTGATGGCAAAAGGTGTAAAGTGTTTAGACACTAATGTTAATGATCAAAATTTCTAAGGACTAATGAATAAAATAAGCTGGTTCAGCCTCAATAATCTAGATGAATCAGGTGAGCTTTGGTATAGCCAAGGCTACTACAACGCTGGAATAAATACAATTAAAGCTTTGCAAGAAAAACAAACTGCTGTTTTTTATAACAGAGAAGAGCTTGATTATCATATAAATTTCTGTAATCCTCATTATTATCAATTAAAAAATAAATACACTATTGGCTATACTCCTTGGGAATCTACAAAAGTTCCTAAATCTTGGTTATATAACATGAGTCAATGTGATGAAATCTGGACAACATCAAATTTTGTTAAGGATGTATATATTCAGAATAATGTGCATACAAATATTCATGTAATCCCTCATGGTGTTTCTCCAGATTGGGAAATCTTTGAAAGAGAATTGACTGGAAAGTTTAATTTCCTACATGTTGGTGGAGACTCTAAGAGAAAAAATGCACAGCTTGTTGTTGATGCTTTTCTAGAATTATATGAAGATGATTTAGATTATCAGTTAATTCTTAAATACAATAATTATTGTCATGCAGAAGTTTACATTAATGGAAGTTTAGTTCCTGCAGTTAATCATCCTCAGATTATTGGCATACCAGCTGTTTTTGAAATACATGACTTAATTCGTTTATATCACAAATGCCATTGTATGGTTTATCCAACAAGTGGTGAAGGTTTTGGTCTAATTCCACTAGAAGCAATGGCTACAGGTTTACCTACAATCATTACAAATGCAACTGGTTGTACAGATTATGCACAATTGGGAATCCCAATTTCTGCAACCATGATCAAGGCTGATTGGCATGATCATGTTTATAATGATGATACTGGGTATTGGGCTTCACCTAATTTTGATGAACTTCTTGATGCTATGAAGAATGTTGTTAATGAATATCAAGAGATTGCCGACTTTGCATTAAAATCCGCAAGAACTATTCATTCAGAGTGGTCTTGGGGTGCAGTCGCTGATAAGATACTCCTTCGTTACGAAGATTACAAAAAAACATTTAACTGACCTTAGTATTAATTAGTTCAGTGATGTCCTGTCTTTGATAACATAGATATACGCATATTTAGGAGTTACAATGATTTTAAACACACCAAAAGAAGATACATCTTTCTTTTCTTTCAGACTTAGCGAGGATTTTATTTCCTCTTATAGAAGTCAAAAACCACCATTTGGTTATCGAGATGCTGCTGGCAACTCGGTTGGAGAAATTACTTTTCTTCGCACTTACTCTCGTAAGAAAGCAGATGGAACAAAAGAAACATGGGCAGATGTATGTGAGCGTGTCATCAATGGTATGTATTCACTTCAGAAAGACCATTGCAAAAAGAACCGTCTTCCTTGGAATGGAGTAAAAGCCCAAGCGAGTGCAAAAGAAGCATTTGATCGTTTATTTAACCTTAAGTGGACACCACCGGGGCGTGGACTTTGGATTATGGGAACTCCTCTTGTAAATGTTCACAAGAATTCCGCTGCTCTGCAGAACTGTGCATTTGTTTCTACATCTGAAATGAGTAAAGACAATCCGGCAGAGCCGTTCTCTTTCTTAATGGAAGCCTCAATGCTTGGGATTGGTGTTGGATTTGACGACAAGGGTTCAGATAAAGATTTTGTCATCTATCAGCCTAAAGCAACAGTAACTACTGATGTCATTGCTGATGATCGTGAAAGTTGGGCAAGAGCGACTGGGGATTTGATTAATTCTTATCTTAAGCCAGAACAAAATACAATTGAATTTGATTATTCTTTAATTAGACCGTATGGCTCTCCGATTGCAACATTTGGTGGAACTGCTTCTGGGCCGGAGCCATTAATTAAGCTGCATAAAGCTATTAAAAAGATGTTTGATGGTCGTGCTGGTCAAAAAATTAGCGCCGTTGATATTGCTGATATCGGAAATCTTATCGGGGTCTGTGTTGTCTCAGGTAATGTTCGCCGTTCAGCAGAACTTTTTATTGGTCGCAATACGGAAGAATTTTTAAATCTTAAAAACGCTGAAAAATTTCCTGAAAGAAATTCTTATGATTCTGAAAACCCTGGCTGGGGTTGGATGAGTAATAATTCTATTGAGACATCTGTTGGTGCTGATATCTCAAATATTGTTGATGGTATTGCTCTAAATGGAGAACCTGGGGTTATTTGGATGGATATGTCTCGTAAGTATGGCCGACTAATTGATTCGCCAAATAATAAAGACTGGCGTGTTGCTGGATACAATCCTTGTGCAGAGCAGTCACTTGAGTCCTATGAGTGCTGTACGCTTGTTGAGACTTATTTAAATCGTCATGAGTCACTTGAAGACTATAAGCGTACTTTGAAATTTGCATATCTGTATGCGAAGACTGTAACTCTTCTTCCAACCCATTGGGAAAAGACAAATGCAATCATGCAGAGAAATCGCCGTATTGGTGCATCAATGTCTGGTATTGCGAATTTTGCTGACATTAACGGGATTCCAGTTCTTCGTGAGTGGATGGACAATGGCTATGAAACAGTTAAAAGATATGACAATATTTATTCTGAATGGTTTGGTATTCGTGAATCAATCAAGATGACAACTGTTAAACCATCGGGGACAGTTTCAATCCTTGCTGGAGAATCCCCAGGGGTTCATTGGACACCAGGAGGAAAATATTTCCTTAGAGCTATTCGGTTTAGTAACGATGATCCAATGCTCCCTCTTTTTAAAATGGCTAATTATCGTGTTGAGCCTGCATCTGAATCTCCAGATACAACATCTGTTGTATTTTTCCCAATTAAATCTGATGCTGAAAGAGCAGAGCGTGATGTAACTATCTTTGAAAAGATGGCGATTGCCTCTGT